CTACACCCCCAGTGCCTGCCCCGCCTTGGCAAATCCGACCCAGCGCCCCGAGCCGTCGACGCCGCGGCTGGCCAGCTCACGCCGGGCTAGGCGGCCGACGTCGACGTCGCCGTGCAAGATGGCCAGGAGGAACCTGGTGTCGAGCACCTGCAACTGCTCGGCGAGGTCCTGATCGATGCCCTGGGTGATGGGATGCATGGTCGTCTCCGGTAATGGCCACAGTGACGCTCCGGCACGAGGCCGGAGCAAGCACTTTCGATGCGGCACAGCAACAAGGCCTACAGCAACTGGGCCTGGCTGTCGTCCCAGTTCTTCACGATCAGCTCGCCGGCGGCAGTGTCGCGACCAGTCCGACCGACCGTGTAGCGAATCTGCAACGGGATCAACGTAAAGCCCTCGAACACGCGCCGGATCTCCGGGTGGTCGTTGATGGACAGCACGACCTTGCCCTGCGCCTCACGCATGATGGTGGCCATGCGCTCGTATTCGCCGAAGGGAAAGTCGACGCCATATCCCTCGGTCTCCCAGTACGGCGGATCCAGGTAGTGCAGCGTGCCGGGGCGGTCGTAGCGCTGCAGCACCTCATGCCACGGCCCATGCTCGATGATCACGTTGGCCAGGCGCAGGTGTACCGCGCTCAACTCCTCCTCGATGCGCAGGAGGTTCAGGCGCGGCCCGCTGCCGCTGGCCACGTAGCCGAAGCTCTGCCCCTGCACCTTGCCGCCGAACGCGAGCTTCTGCAGGTAGTAGAACCGGGCGGCCCGCTGGATGTCGGTCAGCGTCTCCGGGCGCTCCATCTGTGCCCACTCGAACATCTGCCGGCTGACGAGGCTCCAGCGGAACATGCGCACGAACTCGTCCAAATGGTGACGGACGACACGGTATAGCCGCACCAGTTCGCCGTTGATGTCGTTCAGCACCTCGACCGGCGCGGGGTACGGCCGCAGCAGTAGCGCGGCCGCACCGCCGGCGAAGGCCTCGACGTAGCATTCGTGCGCCGGGAAGTGCGGGTAGAGGTGGCGCAGCAGCTTTCGCTTTCCGCCTGGCCAAGGGATGATCGGGTTGGGCATCGTGCGTGTCCTGTTATGCTCGCCCCGCCTACCGCGGAGGTGGCAGGGCCTTGGGCTGGGGACACGTGCTCACTCACGTGGTTCTGGCGGCCGCCGGCGTGTTGACGCACGTCAGCGGTCGCCCTGTCTTTGCGTTCGACGGACTGAGGGAGGGATCGATGGGAACGGACAGGGACTGGGAAAACTGGGGCGCGGCCGACCCCTACTTCGGCGTGTATAGCCGCGAGCGCTTCCGCTCCGGCTCGATGACGAGCGAGGCACGGAACGAGTTCTTCGTCTCTGGCGAGGAGCACATCGCGAGGACGCTGCGGGATCTCCGCGACGCCTTCGGCGATGAGCCGTCCGTGCGATCGGCGCTGGACTTTGGCAGCGGCGTGGGGCGACTCGTCATCCCGCTGGCGCGGCGAGCCGAGCGAGTGACTGGCGTCGACATCTCGCCGTCGATGATCGCGGAGGCCGAGCGCAACTGCGCCGCCGCCGGCGTCGCCAACACTTCCTTCGTCGAGTCCGACGATCGCATCTCGCGCGTGTCGGGAACCTTCGACCTGGTGCACTCCTACATCGTGCTGCAGCACGTCGCTTGGAGCCGTGGCCGCGGCATCCTGCAGGCCCTGGCCGATCGCGTTGGGCCCGGCGGCCACCTGGCCGTGCAGATCCTCACCGGCCACGACGCCTCGCCGCTGGTCCGCGGCCTGGTCCGCCTGCGCTACGCCTTCCCGCCGGCGAACTGGCTGCGCAACGTGATGCGCGGGCGCCCCGTGTTCGAGCCCGCCATGCAGCTGCACATGTACGACCGCGATGTCGTCCGGCAGGACCTCGAGCATCGCGGCTTCGCAGTTCGCTTCGTCGACGAGCAGTGGCCCGGTTTTACCAGCACGTTCGTCTACGCCAAGCGCAGGGCGTCGTAGCATCACGGCGCCTCAGCTGTTCGGGAACGGCGCAGAGGGCGGCGTGAAGGTCGACGTGTAACGGCACGCGCGGGTAATGCGCAGCTCGTCGATGTACCCCTTGGTCGCCTGGCGGTACTGTTCGTAGTCCGCCACGACCGTGCGGCCAATGCGAACTTGCGAGCCGGTGTTCTGCCAGCCGGCCGTGTTGTCGGTGGCCGACGCCTCGAGGACGCCGTCGAGGAACACGCGGATCACGCTGCCGTCGTAGGTCATCGCGATGTGGTGCCAGCTGTCGACGGCCACGACGGTCGTTCCCTGCACCACGCGATTGCCGCCCGTTAAGCCGGCCGCCCGATAGAACGTGACCTTGCCGTCGTCGATTCCGAAGCTCTGGTCGGTGGATCCGCTTGAAGCGCCTTGGCCGATCAGGGGATTGCGGTTGTACTGGTAGCCGGCGAGCGTATCGACGCGGACCCACCCCTCGATCGTGATCAGCTGTTTGTACTGACCTGACGGGCTGATTAAGTCCGAGGCTGCGCGAAACCCGTCGTCGCCGGTCGTGTTCACCAGGCGCAGGCTGGCAGTACCGAACTTCTTCTGAGCCGTAGCGAGAACAGCCGCTCCATCGCGCGTCCAGGTCATGCCCTTCTGGTCGGTGATCGATGTCGCCCCGTCGGCGCCGTCGAAATGCACGAGTGACCGTACGCTCGCCCACAGGGGATCGTTGACAGGCGCCGCCGTACGACGGCCAGCGATGATGCCGGGGATCACGGCGCCGCCTCGGTCACGCCGATAAGATCCCACACATCGGCCGCCGCACGCTTCAACGTCACCGTTCCGCCCACCGGCACCACCAGCGTGCCGCCCGCCGGCGCGTTGATCGTTACACCCGCGCCCGCTGCGATCGTCGCGGTACCGGCTCCCACGTTTCGCACGTGGATCTCCGCGTTGTCCGGCATCGCCTCGGTGGCATCCGGCTGCACGGTGATCGTTTTCGCGCTGGTGGCGGTGAGGCGGCTGTACTTGCCGACGTCGCCGGCGACGAGGCTGTGCGTGGTGCCGCTGATCGTGGCCACGGGCGGCACGCTGCTGGCCAGCGCCAGGAACGCGGCCAGGGTGCCGAGGTCCGTCAACACGTTGACGTAGACGCCAGGCGTCCCGGCTTCCTGCAGGAGAGGGAACTTGTCCGCGGCGTCTAGCGCGCCGGCCGGATCAAACTGACTGAACTTCTTCGACATCTTCTTATCCTTCGGTGATGACGGTCTCGCCGCCCTCGGTGATGAGGCCCTCTCCCGCCTCGGTGGTGATCAGTTCCGTTCCGCCGTTCTCGTACATGAAGCGCACCACCACTGCCCGCCAACTCTCCAGACCGCCGCGCACGCTCTCGAGCTCGAGGCGAACAGCACCGGTGAAAGGGAAGTCGTGCGAGGCGTTGTCTGCGGTGAATGTCGCGGGCTCGTACACGAGCGCGTCGGTGGTGTCGTCGTAGTAGCGAGCGCGGTACTCGACGCCTGGCTCCGGGCCGACGCTGCCAGCGCCCCAGTCCACCAGCTGGTCGGCCTGCAGGACGCGATCGCGATGCGCAAGCGTCAGGGCCAGGGGACCCGTCAGTACACCGGCCGGCGTGTACTCGCCGGCGACGCGCACATTGCCTGGCGCGTACGGGCGCTGGGCACGCTGATCCATGACGACGGAGATCTCCGTGGCCGACGACAGGGGCAGCTCCTGCGACGTCGTTCGCGTCAGCAACTTTGCGGACACCGTCTCGCCGGCGGCGTACTCGCGCTGGTCGCTCCCGGACCAGGCGTCGTAGAACCACACGCGCTCGCCGGCGACGTGGTCGACCGGCGGGGTGTCGCCTACGCCGCGGCCAAACGTCACAGCGTTCGTCGTCGTGTCCAGCGCATCGACGCGCACCAGCTCGCTGCCCCATAGCGCGGCGGTGCCGATCGTCACGCGATCGAGGTTGCTCACGCCAGCGAGGGTGAACGCCGTTTCGGAGGGGAGTCGCGAGGCCGCCTCGACCACCGTGGCCGCCGGGCACCAGTCCGCAACGCCCTGGTCGGCGAAGTCCTCGCCGCCAGTCTTGCTCCATAGGCTGTAGTTCAGGCCGTTGGCCGGGCTCGCGCCCATCGTCAGCATGTAGCCGGCATCGGCAGGAAGCGCGGCCAGCTCAGCGTTGGGCAACGTCCCGGCCAACTCGACGTAGGGTGCCTCGATGATCGCCTGTGCCGGCGGCGGCTCCGGCGTTGTCGGCGGCTGCGGGTCGATACCTGGCTCGGTAATGATGTAGGTCGTGTCCGGCATCGAGAACACGTCCTGCACCGCGATCAGCTTGATGGTGCCGGCGCGAAGAGTGCCCGAGTCCACGTCGCCGACCATACATACCATGTCGGCGATGCCCCGCAAGGGCAGTTGCAGCCGCACGAACTGTCCCAGACGCAGCGCGTGCGGCTTGCGGTTCGTGGTCAGCGTGAAGCGCTTCAGCGGCGTGGACTTACTGGTCAGGTCGCGGCCGGCCACGCGCAGCGCGAGGTCCTCGTTCGGGATCTCCGGATACTCCACCGTCTCCGATCGCACGCCGCCGACCGCAGCGATGGCGCCGAGCGCCTGCAGGGGCGATGTGGCGCGGGTCTCTTTACGGATCGGGTCGAACCACGACACAACCACCTGGTTGACCGCATCGTCGAGCGTTGACGGGTCCTCCTGGTACTCGATGACGTCGTCGTCGGTGAGGACCAGAAGCGAATCGAGGTCGTGGTCGCCGCGGATCGGATCCAGGTACCACAGGCCGTCGACGCGACTGCGCGTGCAGCTGGCGCCGACCACGTTGCAGATGCGCTGCCGGAAGTCGTCGATCGACTCCGAGTCCGGATCGTACTTGGTGCAGATCGCGAACGATTCCTGGAAGAAGCGGTCGGCCGCTGCACGGAAGCTCGCATCGTTGATCGACGACACTGGCTCGCCCTGCATGTCCGCGCTGGCCAGGCTGTCGTAAATGATGTGCGCGGGATTCATCCCGAACTCGTTGGAGGTGACCGTCAGCAGCTGACCATCCTGGTGCAGCCAGTACCGCTCGCCGTCCCAACAGATGCTCACGAACGCCCAGCGGCCGGTCTCCATGTAGGGCGCAGAGTTCTGCAGGACGCCGGGGCGCTGCTGGCTGCCCGATTCCAACTGGTCATAGCGCCAGGAATCCCCGATGCAGTACCAGGCGGTGTCCTGAGCGCCAACGCCCACGGGGCCGTAGCCGAACAGGGCGCGCGAGTAGTAATGCGACCGGAACGAGTCCAGCCATACCCACGCGTCCATCGTCCACGGGCCGCTGCCGAGGTTCTGATCGGCGCCCATCGTCGCCGTCAGGTAGTCGTCGACGCCGTCGAAGTAGGCCGACGACCCGCCGAACTTGGAGCGTGCCGTCGTGATGTGCGCGCCGCCAAAGCCCTGGACAGCGTGTCCCTTGTCGTCGGTGAAGACGGTCGACCCTTCGGTGCCTAGCATTCGCAGCAGCAGCACAACATCGGAATAGTGCGGATCGTCGCCGGCGCCACCGAACGGAGTGGACGGCACCGAGTACGAGGACTGCGCGTACCGCGCTACGTTCTTGGTGATGCGGAAGCAATCGATGTTGCCGTGCCACCATCCCTGAAAGTTGAAGTAGGTGCCCTCCAGTTCCTGCGCCGCGCCGATCACGAAATAACCGGTCGAGCGGTTCACCCATGGCCACGTACCAGGAATCGGCGAACGGTCGGCACCGATCGGGATCGAGGCTGTCGCCGGATACCACGGCGCATCGTTGTCCCAGCCCTTCAGGATGCGCCGCAGTTTGAACGAGGCCGGCTTCGGATACGGGTTGAATGCTCCGTACCGACCACCTTGGAAGATGCCGCCGGCGCGGCCACGGTAGGCACTCTGCTCCGGCCCCAACTGCGAGGCGAGATAGCTGCTGGGTGTCTGCGCCTGGCCGCCGAGGCGCACGTCGAAGCTGCCGACGATGCCGCCTTCGGACTTCTCGCCACCCCACAGGTTCTCGGCGTTGATCTGGATCACGCCATTGTTCGTCAGCTCGCCCTTCCATGCGGTGCGATCGCCGCCGCGGAACTCGAGGAACGCGTCGATCGGCCCACGGCACCAGCCGAAGTGCATGATCAGCCTGTACCAGTAGCCGACGGTGACCTTCTTACTGCTGCCCATTCGCGACCCCTTCCTGCTTGCGCGCGTGCTCGACCAGCGCCAGCGCCAGCGGATCGCCGGTCGCCTCGAGCAGCGATGCGTCGATGCCCTGGCGAACGAAAGCCGCCCAGTCCAGTTGATGGCGCGCGAACCACTGCCTCCCGCCGCGTGCGCAGAATCCCGGCTTCGGACCGAAGCCGGGAACTGCGCGCAGATGCTCGATGCGCACGATCACTTCTTACCGCCCTTCTTCTTGATCGGATCGGTGCCCGCCGGTTTCCAGCCGAGCACGATGGAATCGTCGACCCACACAGTCCCGTAGATCCGGATGATCGACTTGCCGTCTTTGACCGTCGGCACGTTGCCCTTCGCGGGCTCCTGGTTCTGCGGTTTCGGCCGCATCGCGTACGACACCAGCAGCGACACGATGATCACCACGATGGCCCAGATGATCTGCACGTAGGCTGCGTGCACCGGTCGGCCGCTGACATATCGCGTCTGGTACACGCGCGCACGCGCCTCGTATGCGATGGCCATCAAGAGCGCACGGAACCGCTTGGCGGCGAGTGTCTTCATCACCACACCGGATTCCCGTCGAAGAGGTTCTTCACCGGCAGGAACATCGATCCTCCGTAGTTGTCGCGGTTGTGGAAGTACTCGTCGCAATCGGTCCAGTTGTGGGCGCATCCCGGATAGGCCGTCAGCGCCATGCCGTCCGCGAGGTCCGCGGCGCCGTAGTTCACGACGATGGTGTCGCCGGTGTGCGCGAGGATGGTCCGGAACTCGGGAGCGCCGTCGACGCGCGTCCACTCGACGAAACCGCCGGCGAGGCGCCCGACCGGTAGCGTCGCGAAGGCTGCGGCCTTCAGCGTCAGGCCAGTGACATCCGTCAGCGTTGCCGGCAATGCGTGCGCGGCTGGGTCGACGTTGCACATGCCGATGCCCTGCGAGTAGAGGGCCAATGGGCAGCCGCGCTGCCACTTCAACTGCAGGCCACTGCGGCGCGAAGACGTCTGCGACGGTTCGCAGGTCAGCTTGAGCGTGGTGTCGGTATAGGACGGGGCGACAACGCGGCCGATCCACTCCGTCGACACTTCAGCGTCGCCATAGTGCAACACCATGCAATCGACGATTACGGTCGTGCTGGGCGGATACGGCCGCCACCAGCTGGCCAGCTCGAGGTCTTCGCCCCCGATCTGCAGCGGGACCGTGATGGTGACGTTGCTGCGCTTAGCGTCGATACCCTCGCGAATCGGCCCGCGCGCGATCGCGATCGGCTCGAAGGTCTCAGCACCGATCACGATTGGCCGGTCCGCACTGGTGTAGCGCAACACCACCGGACCGCGCTTGAAGCGGAACAACGCTACCGGCTGACCGAACCAGCGGCTGAGCTCGAGCAGGCTAAACGTCATCGGTCACCGCCGCGAAGGTCAGGTTGCAAAGCGCGGTGCCGTCCGCATCGGTCATGTGCTCGATCTCGACGTCGTCGCTGGCCAGCGTGCTCAGCGACATGAAGCTGATCCGGCGGATCTGTGACAGCGACACACTCGCGCCCAGGGCCGAGTCGAGGGTGAGGACCTCGTTCGCGCCGGCCTGGCTGGAGACGGTGATGCGCCGGTGATAGGCGGTGCCATTCTTCAGCTCGATGCGGATGTCGCGCCGCCCCTGCTGCTGGCGACCGAAGAGCGCATAGCCTGCCCACTCCACTACGATCGTCGGGCTGGCGGCGGCGATCGGCTGGGCCAACTTGAGGTCGGCGGCACCACTGGGCACCCACAGCGGCGAGCTGCGCCCCGCCAAGCCATAGAGAAGCGAGCGGAGCACGGCTTGCTCGCCGCGGCCATTGGCCAGCCACCGGTGCGATCCGGTGCGGAATGCACGCCCGGCCAGATCGAAAGCCGACACCAACGAGGTCCCCTCGTCGACGAACTCGATCTGACGGGTGACGCTGCTCGTCGGATCGGTACCTTCGTCGCTTCGGTGGTCCAGCACCGGGAAGCCGCGGTACAGCACCAATGGCAGCACACCTGGCCAGTCGCTGGGGCCGGTCAGCTGGAAGCTCACCGATCGCTTGCCGGCATCATCGGTCCACGCCTGTTCCTCGCTGCCATCGACCACGCGTGCAGCGCGCACCGGGTACAGGCGAGTGCCGCGGGCCCAGCTCGAAGCAAGCGGCGCCTGCAGCTCGAGGTGGTCGCCGGCGATCGCCGCAATGATGGCGACCTCGAACTGATTCACGCCGCGCCAGAGCATGGCCTGGCCACCAACAGCGAAGTCGAAGCCGCTGGTGCGGCATGGCACGATGGTGGCGCCGGACGCGATCGCCGCATCCGTGCGCTGCACGTCCGGCCAGATCGGCAGAGCCCATTCCTTCACGCCGCGATCGAACAGCAACGCGGCCGCAACGCGGCGCGACTGCGCGTCGGCGATCACGTCGAACGTGAAGGCCCGGCGCGGACTCAACCGGAGGCGCCGGTGCTGTGTGTAACCGGTGCGGTTCGAGCGCAGCACGTCGGTGAGCCAGGACAACGATTCGCGGACGCCGATACTCCAGTCTGGCGGTACCGGCCAGGGCGCCGGCCCGTTGGTCGTGTACGTCACTCCTGCCACCCCGCGCGGATCGAGTTGCCGTTCGTCACCACCCCGTTGACCAGCGTCTTCTCGAATTCCCGGTTGTTGGCCAGCGCCTGCGCCAGCTGGTCGATGTCGAGCAGGTTCAGCACGCGCGTGTTCGCGTTTACGGTAGGAGCGAGCGCGCCGTTCTCGACGCTCGGATGGCGATCCCACCGCGGACCAGCCAGATCAGCGTCGGGCGTGACGAAGCCGCCGTCTGCATAGCCACGCCACGCGTACAGCGCGTCCATGCCGCGCTCGTTGAAATCCTCCAGGAACGAGCGCGCACCGGGCTGGCGCACCACCTCGCGGCGGGCGACAAATTCCTCGGCGTGCACGATGCCGGCGGGCTGCCATTTCGATCCGGGTCCAGTCCAGCCGCCCTCCGCATAGCCCTCGCCGGGGTCGAACGAGGCCTGCGACAGTAACGACGCGATCTGTGCGCCCTGCGCCAGGGCGCCGGCGATGAAGCCGATGTTCGCCGGGAAGCCGGCCTTGCTGGCCTCGGCCACGTTCTGCGCCAGAGCCACCGCCGCCTGGGCGACCGCGAATGCCTTGCTGAGCGCGAAGAGGGCGCGATAGGTCTTGCTCTGCTCGCCGCCGTATGCCTTGGCGATGTCTGCCAACTGGCCGAACGTCGACGATGCCCCGGCGAGCATTGCTTGCTGCCGCGCGGATTCGATCTGGCGCAGCGCGTTCTGGTGCTGGGTCGAGAGCTGCTGTTCCTGGCTGTTCCACTGCGCCTCGGTGCCCAGCTTCTGCGCGCGGAACTGGTTCAGCAGCGCGAGCTGCTCCTGGTACCACTTCTCGAGCTCGGCCCGCGCGGTGCCGATCTTTCCCAGTTCACCGAACGCGCCGCCGATCTCCGGCGCCAGGCCTTCGAACGTCGGCGCTTTGCTGAAGGATCCGCTGACGATACGGCCGAGCGCCTGGTCGTAGGCGGCCGTGTCGGCAAGCCCGGACTTCAGCGCCTTGTTGAGCGTCTCCACCTGAGTGATCGCGCCCTCGAGCGCGGCTTCCGCCGGCGTGCGCAGGGCATCCTGCAACTGCTCGTAGGCGCGCTTCGTTTCGTCCAGTTCGCGCTTCTGCTTGGCCTGCTCTTCGCGCTTCGCGCGCTCGCTGTCGAGCAGCTGCGCGTTGTCGACCAGCTGCTGCTTGATCGACTCGCTCGCCTTCTTGTATGCGCCCTCCTCGATCTCGTAGCGGATCCGCGAGGCCTCGCTGGCCTTCGTCTCGCCATCGGCGAGGTCCTCCAGCAGCGCGACCTGCTTCTGCAGGTTTTCCAGGTCGCGCTGCGCCGCCTCGTTCGGATCCGCTTCCTTCGGCCCCTTGCGTTCGGCCGGCTTGCGCTCTTTGGTTTCCTCTTCGATCGCCTTCTTCAG